TTCGAGTCCAGTTCCCGCTACAAAAATTAGATAACAGAAAATGAGTGGTTTATACGCATAAATCACTCTTTTTTTATGTCAGAATTTAGTGAAAAACTCAAAAACGCATACGCTAACGCATACGGAAACGCATACGATATGAAAAACAAAGGTCTCTATACTAAACCACAAATCTATGATGCTGGTGGCGATACTTCCAAACGTTGGTACGTGTACTTCTCTTACCTTAATCCTAAAACTAACAAGATGGAGAGGCAAACACCGCTCTACTATGGTATGAACCGACATAAAGATGCTTCAGTACGCCGTGCAGCAGCTAAACAACTGCGCGATATGGTAGAGGATGTGCTGAAAAACGGCTATAGTCCGTATGAAGAGGGGTATACTGAAGAAAAAGTAATAACCATAGAGGAAGCCCTCGAATTAGGATTAGAAAACGCTAAAGCCACAATGAAAGAAACTTCTTTCAAAGATCACAAATACAGAATACTGAACTTCCAAAAATGGCTGTATGAAAACGGCTTTAAAGATCGAGTGCTCTCCGTAATTACTAAACGTACAGTCCTCAACTTTCTTAATAGCGTACTACAACGCACAAGCCCCAAAAACCGCAATAATTTCCGCGCAAGCCTCTCTATATTATTCTCTTTCTTGGAAGAAAACGAATATATCACTGATAATTTCGTGAGCAAAATACCAGTGCTCAAAGCAAAGCCTGAACGCAATAAAACCTATACCCAAGCACAAGAAGAAGAGTTATTTAAATACCTTGAAACTCACGACAAGCAACTGCTGCTGATGATTAAGTTTGTAAGTTACAACTTTCTACGCCCTATCGAGGTGTGCCGATTACAAATAAAAGATATCAATTTTGAAGAACGCCAACTCGTAGTAGATGCTAAAAACCAACTACAAAAAACCAAAATCATACCCGAACTCCTCTTTAAAGAAATAGAACACCTAAAAGGCACAAATCCTAATTACTTTCTATTCGCGCCCCAAGGCGTGGGAAGTTGGGAAACAAATGAATCTAACAAACGTGACTATTGGAGCAAGCGGTTTAAAAAAGTAAAAGAAGTCTTCAATATGGGTAGCGAATATGGCATTTACTCATTTAGGCATACCTTTATCACCAAGCTATATCGCCAGTTGCGCAAAACGCTCACTCCGCACGAGACTAAAAGCCAACTGATGCTTATCACTGGGCACACTACCTTTACCGCCCTCGATAAGTACCTGCGCGACATCGATGCCGAACTGCCTGCCGATTACTCAGACCTCATTCTCCAAGCCTCTCGCTAAGTAGGTTACTATCTCCTCACCGCGTGCTTGTGCCAACTCAGTAGCCAAATATTCCATTGCCCTACTGTTATCCACTACCTTCTGAATAAACGGACGTTTAGGTTGCCCCTTACGATAGCCATGAGCATTCACACGGTATTTCGTCTCTCTCGGCTTGTGGCGTGTACGCTCGTGCGCCTTGCGTAGCCTGCCCTTTTCAATACCATAATGAAGTACAAAGCCGTGCCTGCCCATCACTATCGCAATACCTTTAAGGTACTGCTGTTTAGTTCCGTCCATACGTTTAGAAGTGCGGTAACGAGGCTTCGCCTGCGCGTTCTGCAAAGCGTTCTTATCCCCGCGCACGTGCTTGCCAAACTTCCCCGTCTCGCCCCTCAGCGAACTCTGCAACATCGAAGCTGCTTTCTTGCCTATTTCCTTTTCCTCATTCATAATTCGTTATTAGTTACACCCCACTGGCACTGTCCAATCCTCTTGTTTTACAATTAGCGGAGTAGGATTTTTGAAATGCACCTCTATATCTACACCAAAGAAATGCGCTTGCGGGTCCTCCACTGGGTAGATTTTCGTTAAATCTTTTTCAAAGGAATTATACAGAAAATGCCCCTTTTGGTGATTATCCCAACGGATACGCGACAAACACTGTAGCGCAATCGCTTCAGCCTTACTGATAAGCTCCTGTTGCACCTCAAAACTATCGCGAGGCGCATTCGCATAGATAATTGAAAACGTAAGTTTACGCCTACCCATAGTATTCAATTCCCCACCGTCCAAACCCAATTCATAATCGTAAATCGCCAAAAAAGGCGAAGCAATACCATTAAATGAACGTTCTTTTTCCGCAATCTCACGAGAGAAATAACCCACTTTATCCTTGATATGGATATTTTGGTCTGCTAAATCGGAAAAATATTTTTTTAATTGAAGATACATATTAATTATTTTTTTTCTTGCTGTTCTGCTTGTAAAATTGATTCGGTAAGTACCTCAAAAAAATCATACACACGGGTGGCGTTGCACTGGTGCCAGTTGCCTAACGGCTGATACTTATCCATTGCCATTACGCTGATAATCTTTGAAAATGGCGTATAGCTCTTTAATGACGAATTATGAAACACGAATGACGAACCCTCATCATTTTTCTCTCGTCTTTCGTCTTTAGCACCGAATATTTTTGGAAACCTTTTGATGATATATTCCCTACAGCAGGTGTAAGCAAACGCTACCTCGTAGGCGGTAGTTATAGCTACCTTATCGGTATGCTCGGCTACTTGTGGGAGGTTCAGTACATCAAAAGGCGTGTCAGGAAGATTGTAAAGCGAGGCTACCAACTGGCGCAACAGCAACTCGTCCTGGTACTGCGAAAGGCGCAAACGATAATAGATACTATCGGCTACGGAAAACTGTTTGATAGTAAGATTTGCCAAACGAGGGGCAGGTGCTACCATTTTCGTGAGATCAGGAAAATGGTATAGCTTTTCGGTAGAGAGGAAAGGCTCGGCGTATTGCCATAGTGTAGTGAAAGGGACTTGTTGCAATAACTGCTGTTGGGTACGATTAGGTAGGTGCGAAATCAATACTTTTATAATACGCAAAGGCGTTTCTTCTGTGTTATCCAATGTTAATAGAATCCTGCACAACGCCCCTCGTTGCATAGCATTTAACTCATCATACTTTTGTGGTATTGTTATATCCATAGTCAATTCGTAATTTGTAATTCGTCATTCGTCATTATCGTCTGTTTTTTTCTCTGATGTTTTCATATTCTTTAATAGCACGCTGCATTTCTCTACCATTCTTAGCATCGGCAATCACGTAGGCGTCTAAACCGTTTTTCTCGAGGCGGTCGAGGGTAGCGGTGAGCTGAGTGAGGGTGTTTTTGAGTTCGCTCATAGAAGTTTCAGACTTTAACAAACTTTCGGACTTTGCCAAAGTTGAAGGTTCGTCCGACACTGTCGATACATTACCACCAGTAGCGTAGGTGTTTTGCGCCTTGCCCGTGCGTTTGGCTTCTATCCACTCAGTAACGCGGGCGACTTGCGGGTCGGAGAGTAGCATTGCGGGTATTACGTACTCTTTGCCGTGCACTACCCCTGCTACCTCTTGCCCTGTTTCATCGGTAAAACCTAAGCCCTTGGTATAACCTCCCTTGGCATAACTTGGGGGCTGTTGTGCTGCTACAATTCCTAATTGTACCGCACCTATTGCACCTACTATAGCAGCCAAAGCAGTACCCGCCAAAGGTCCTGCATCCGAATAGGCTCGCATTACCGCCATAGCTGTATTGGCTATGATATTGAGCATATTGGCAGCTTTTTGGGCTTTGAACTGCTTGATAGCAAGTTCTTTCTTCTTGGCTTCTGCTTCCTCATCAAGGCGTTGTACTTCCTTTTGGTATTGCGCTTGTGAAATATACCCTTGGTTGAGTTGGTCGAGTAGGGCTTGTTTTTTCTTTTGTTGGTTAGCTGTATATTTGGAGAGTTCGCGGGCATTGAGGTTTTCCTGCAACTGGCTAAAAGCACTAAATGCGTTGTTCATTGCCCCTATGCCCATTTCGACAGCTCGAAAGCGCGCGTGAACATTGTCGAGGTTAGCAAATACATTTTCCCATTCGGCGGCAGTAAAACCTAATACATCAACCCTTTCGAGTTCTGAGCCTGCTGCTTTATCTACCTCTTTGGTATTTAAGTTATCCAACTGCTCTTTTACTTTAGTCATCTGCTCTTCCACCTTCTGAATATCTTCTATAAGTTTATCTTTGGCTTCACCCGTAACGGTTTGCAGGTAATCCATTAGGAGTTTCTTTTGCGCCTCGAAGCTGGCGAGGCTTTCTTTTAAGATTTCTTCATCGGCTTTGCGGCGGAGGGCTTTTTTAGCGTCTTCTAAGGTTTTGATTTGCGATAGTTCTTTGTCGGAAATCTGTCCGCGTAGAGCTTCTTTGGCGGTGTCTAAATCTTGAATGAGGAGGAGTTCCTCTGCCTTTTCACGTTTTTTCACTGCAAGGCATTCGTTCATTTCTTTGAGGGTGCGCTCTACTTCTTTGGCACTATGCTTTTCGCGTACTTGGGCTAGTTCGGCTTGTTCTTGTTTTTCGTATTCAACAGCTATTTGCTTGTTGAGTTCTTGCAATTTGCGTTTTTCCTGAATTGTTTTGAGCAGGTTTGGGTCATTATTGCCTTTCGCTTCTGTTTTTAGTTTTAGAATGTCCTGCTCTAAGTCGGCGTTTTCTTGTTGTAGCTTGAAGCGCTTGTCGTTATACTTTTGTTCGGTAAGAGCCAGCTGTTTGTCGAGGCTTTCCTCTAAGCCTTGCGTAATTTCCTTTTGGAGTTCCTGCTCGGCAGCCAAGCGCGCTTTATTGGCATTGCGGTACTCATCGGCGTAGTCCTTGGGCTGTTTTTTTGTTCCTTCATAGTCAGTAGATATAGGAGTAACATTATCATCAGTAACAACAACACCATTCTTTGCGTTTTCTTCTTGTTGTTTAAGAAGAAGATCGGTAGCTGCTTTCAGTTCGTCGTTTGCTTTTTTAACATTTTGCGTTTTGTTTTTGGTAGCCGTTACTATATCATCACTCATTGCCGCAATAGGGTTACCAAAGTTTTTCATTCCATTCAGTGCACGTTCATACCAAGCTATATTTTCTTCTAATGATGAATATTCTTGTTTGGCGAGGGCTTCAGCTTTTTGGTCGACAAGGGCTTTTAAATACTTTTCACGTGCAGCCGCTTTGATACTTTCGATGTATTTATCTAAAGCGTTTTTAGCTTGCAAAGTGTTAGCCGTTTCAACAGTCAGCTGTTTGTTGTATTGTGGAACAAGTCGGTTCAGTTCGTCTACTGCTTTCTTACGTTCAGTATAACTCTTATTGGTGTCGTTAGCTGTTTTGAGGAGTTGTCGCAAATGATGTTCTTGTGCTGCTGTTTGTACATTAGCTTCTTTGATAACATCGTTCTGTATTTTGAGCTGCACATTCACTTCTTTCTGTTTGTTGGAGAACAACACAAGAGCGGAAACTACAGCTGTTATTGCTCCTAATAGTAATCCCCAAGGGTTCATTTTGGTAACGAGGTTAAAAGTTCTCATTGCCGCTGTCGCCCTAATAGTGTTGCCCGTAAGTGTCGCCTTGGCAGCCGAAAGCAATAATATAGTTCCTTTCCATAAAGCGGTAGTAGCATTTGCTACTTTCATAGCAGCATTGTACAAGATGGTTTGTTGCCAAGCTGCTTTGGTTGTAATTGTAGAGAGATAGACAGCGGCGCGGTAGCTTACTACGGCGGTAGTGCACACTACTATGGCTTTGGCTAAAAAGGCGATACGCTCACGGAAGACTTTCACGCCATCGCCTGCTTTGGAGGTTACCCCCGTGAGCCAGCCCAGTAGCTTGATAAGTCCGCCGAACCATTGCGCCATAGTGTCGGAAGTAAAGGTTTCGGCAAATACTTTCTTTATCTTCTCCCATATAGCGGCGGTATTTTCGTTTACCTTATTGAACTCATTCTGTATAGAAGTGCCGTCCTGCATTGCTTGTCCTGATAGGTTCATCAACTCGCGAAAGCGGTCGGCTTTTTCGCCTGCTGTACCGAGGGCTTTCTGTATCTCGAGGGTGTTGAGTTTTAAACCTTTAAGTACGCCTGCTGTTTGTTCGGCTCCTAAGCCTTTGAGGCTTTCTCCAAAGCGCAAAAAGAACTCTTCGGGGTGGGTGTTGAACAGTTCGGAGGCTTCTTTGGTAGTGATTTTCATCTGTTTGGCAAAGGCAGCTATATTGTTACCCGCTACGCTCATAAAGCGCGAGTAACCGC